ATAAGATTCTATTCACTAGATATACAATGGTATCAGCAGCTTCATCTATTATTCCAGAATTTATAGAGAAGTTAGAAATTATGGGTGTGGTCGAGGACTTTAGAATAACTAAAGACGAGATCACAAACATCAAGACAGGATCTGGTATTTTATTTAAAGGTATCAGAACAGCTTCAGGTAATCAAACAGCAGCTCTAAAATCATTAAATGGTATTACTACATTTGTTTTAGATGAAGCAGAAGAACTAACAAATGAAGATGACTTTGATAAGATAGATCAGTCTGTTAGGGTTAAGAATAAACAGAATAGATGTATCCTTATATTAAATCCTACTACAAAAGAACATTGGATATACAATAGGTTTTATGAGAACAGAGATATACCAGATGGACACAATGGTTTAAAAAACAGTATAACTTATATACATACAACTTACAGAGATAATGTAGAGAACCTATCTATCTCTTTCTTAAATCAAATACAAGACATAAGAAGAAGAAGACCAGAGAAATATACTCATCAGATACTCGGGGGCTGGTTAGAGAAACAGGAAGGGGTTATCTTTAGGAACTGGAGAATAGGAGAATTTAATGAGAACTATGATATATATTATGGGCAAGACTTTGGATTCTCTATAGATCCAACAGTCTTAACTAAACTAAGTATAGATAGAAGAGGAAGAAGAATATATTGTAAAGTAATGTATTGTAAACCTGGACTATCTACAACTCAGATAGCAGACTTTAATATAAGATATGCAGGGCCACACTTGATTATTTGTGACTCAGCTGAACCTAGACTTATAAATGAAGTTAAACTTAAAGGAGTTAATATTAGACCTACTATAAAAAGAAAAGGATCTATCTTATCGGGTATCGCTCTTCTTCAAGACTTTGATTTAATTATAGATCCTGATTCAACAGAATTAGTTAAAGAATTAAATAATTATGTTTGGGCCACTAAAGGCCAAACAAAACCAGTTGATCGTTGGAATCACTGCCTCGATTCAATTCGCTACGCAGCTCAATACGCTTTAGAAGGATTCTCTAAAGGGAACTATTCTATTCGTTAAACGCAATAGGGTTAGACTCTTAAACGCAGTAGGGTTGAGTTCTTAAACGCAGTAGGTTTCCCGCTGAACTCAGTAGGTTATCAGATCCACCTCTGGTGTCATCTCTGTTGTCTCGAAGTAGATCTCTGTTCATACTTCAAAGATACAATTAATTTAACATTATCTTAACATTAAATTAACATTGGACAAAAAAATAGTTCGTACTATTGTATCAAACATTAAAAATAATATATGAAAAAAGTTGAAAAGTTTATTAGAGAGACTTCAAATGGGAAGATCTTCAGCGCAACATTCGTTAAAAAGAATGGTAACATCAGAACTATTCATTGTCGCAGAGGCGTCAAGAAGGGTCTGACCGGTAAAGGTATGTCTTATGATCCTGGATCTAGAGGCCTACTTGTTGTCTATGATTTATCTAAAAAGAATTATCGTATGATAAATTTAGCTAAATTAATTGAAGCTAAAGTTAATGGTTTAATTTATAAATTTATTTAATATGGAGCAACCTTATAAAAAAGTGATAGAGTTCTACAAGGACTCATCACCTAAACAACATCAATACTTTTTAAATTTAATCAGTGATCAAATGACATTCTTTAATCAGGAAACTAGAGAAGAGTATGAATTAGATCCGGAATGCTTTACTGATTTTAATGGTATATTTCATCAATTAAATCTTAAGACTACACAAGGTTACAGAAACATAGCAGTTCAAAGGGAATTAAGCCTCCTATCTTTAATAAATAAAGAAAAGGAGTCTACTCCTACTCTTGAGCCACACGAATTAATTGCCTCTATTATTTGCAGGTATTGTAAATGGGATGGAGCGTTTATCTTCAAGCTTGCAGAGGAATGTTTTACAGATTGTAATCACCATACTTTTAACAAAGCTTTCAAGAAGCTTTGGGAAAAGGAAATATTAAAAACAGATAACATTAATAAAAAAGATAAAGATGAAAGCAATAATAAATAAGATTAAAGAATATAATAACAAGTCAATGCGAAACGTTAAGAATACTAGAAAAGAACTTGACAACGATATTAAGATTGAAGTTAGTTCAACCTGGACTATTAAAGGTGACGCAAAAGAACATAGAGAGGTTCTAGCGAGCTTAGAAATATATTCTTATACTATCACTGAAGAAGAACTAAAAGTTCTTGTAGAGTCTCTTAAAATGATTTATTCAAATCATCCAGACGGAGACATTAAAATGTATGTTACACATAATCACGAATACTTAAATTGTTAATATGAGAAAGTGTAACAAATGTGGAACTGTAATCCAACAGAAAGCAAAACAATTATTTTGCTATAATTGTAAAGGGTATAAATTACCTTATGAAACTTATAAGTTTTATTCAATATCAAATCAATTTAATAATAAATAAAAATGAAAAATAATAATATTAAAGTAATTAAAATAGTTAGACCAATGAGACTTTGGTTTAAGAACTTCAGAACATTAATAAAAGATATTTTTAATCCTGGAGAATCAATTCATAAATGGTTAAGGTATCCAATGTATGCTGTAGATAAAAAACATAAAGAAATTATCTTAGCGGGATTAATGGAAGAATTAAATCAAGAAATAGAAATTAAGAATTATGACTTATAGAGAAGATATCCAAAGAATTGAATCTCAGCACCTGAGATCAGTTCTAAATAATCAAGGAAATAAAATAGACGAATTAAGAATAGAAGCTGTTACACTTCATTCTAGAATAGAAGTCTTGTTAGCTAAAGTAGAAGTCCTGGAACAAAAAATAGAACAGGACATAATTAATAATAAAGTAAATTAAATAAAGTTATGAGTAAAAATAATCACACTTACATTCACGGCATTGATGGGATCCACGGATCCGATGGAGAGGTTTATGTGAGTTATGCAAACGATAAAGAATTAACAATAGACTCAGAAAGTCTCTGGTTTTTTCTGCCTGATTTAATTAAGGTAGCAATAGAACAAAAGAAAATTAGTAATGAGATCCAAGACTTACATATTGAATCAGCTGTAAAATTATTAAAGGATACACTTGACAAAGATTCTTAAACGCAGTGGGGTTGCCAACTTCATTAAACGCAGTGGGGTTGGCACTTCATTAAACGCAGTGGGGTTTTCATTAAACGCAGTAGGGTCACCCCTCCAAAATCAAATGTTAAAATTCTGTTAAAATTTTGGTGGATAAAAATATTTTTTGTATTGCCTATTTTTTGTGGCCGTTTCATTTGCGCAATTTAGAAACGTTTTAAATAGTTTAGATAGCGTCAAATGTTAACAATTTGTTAACATTAGCAAACTAATTTTATATATATATTTGTGATTCACTTTAAAAAAATAAATATGAATTATCAAAAACACATTTGGGAAGGTTGGACAATACAAGACTTTATTAATGATTTAGAAATAAGTTTTAAATATCGAACATTCAAAAACAAAAAACAATTAAAAAACTGGTGCAAATCTGAGCAACCATATTATAAAAAACACATTCCAGAAGTTTATAAACATTTTTTAAATAAAACTAATCTAAAAAAATAAATATGTCTAATTTTAAAAACACACTAGAAAAAACCATTAACGAGATCGACGGGTTCCGAGTTCCTAAAAAATTATTAAGCCAAGGAATGACGAACGCCAAAACCAAAAAGAATAAGTTAAAAACTTTTATTCTTTATTTAGCGCCTTATAATCAAAATAGTAAAGGTATTAATATTTGCCCGCACGCTTCCAAAGGGTGCGCGGTCTCTTGCTTATTTTCAGCGGGCCGGGGTAAATTCTCAAACGTTGTCAAGTCCAGGATCAACAAAACGGAATATTTCCTAAACGATAAAACCAACTTTTTACACCAATTGCACAAGGAAATTATCCAGGAATATTACAAAGCTAAAAAAGGAAATTATAAAATAGCAATAAGATTAAATGGTACAAGTGATCTTGATTTTTTACATTTGTTGCGGGTTAACTTTGGGTTCTGTTCGGAAAGTTACGCCGATAATTTGGTTTTTTATGATTATACAAAAGATATCAGACGAGCGATGAAGTATAAAGATTTTAAAGAATATAATTATAAATTAACTTTTTCAAGGTCTGAAGCAAATTCTTTGTCTTGCGATATTGCCATTAAAAACAAAATTAATGTAGCTGTAGTTTTTCAGGAATTACCATATAATTTTAAAAATGTTCCGGTAATTAATGGCGATCAGTCCGATGATCTTATGTTGAATTATTCCGGAATTATTTTGGGCCTTAAAGCTAAGGGGGAAGCCAGAACCGATCAAAGCGGGTTTGTAATTAAAAAAGATAATTTAAATTGTAATTATGACGGGTTACCCTTTTAACTATAACGAGCCACCAAATCAGGATCCGCCAAACTTTTGTAACTTTTGCGGGAAGGAAGCACCAGAAAATAAAATTTATTGCTCGAGTGCGTGCCTTGTTGATGACTGCGAATTGTAAACCATTAAACGCAGTAAGGCTCATTAAACGCAATGGGCCTTTTTACCTTTTTTGCCAGGCCTGGAGCTTCAGGAATTTTAACAAAATTTTAACATTTTTTTAACACTTTTTTAATAGATACCGCCTTATATTAGCAGTATTAAAATAATTAATTAATCTAACAAACATTAAAATTATGAATCAAAAAAAATCTTTATTTCACATCTTGAAACCGGAAGCAAAAAGAAACCTATTTAAAAATTTAGTTTCTTATCCTAATTCGGTTCAGTCCTTAATTGAAACGTTAAAAAATACGTTTTATGTTTCAGACTTAACCGGGTTAAGTATTGTCCAGGTTCACAGATACACAGACACAGAAACAGTTGATCCCGTAACTTTACAAAATTTAAGTTTTACCGATCATATTTATTGTACTAAAATATTCAAACAGGATGAGGAAAACGCGTGTTAAAAAAACAATAATAAAAATAATTGAGGCGGTTTTATTAACCGCCTCAATTATTCAATTAACTTTAATTTTTTTACTAATTATAAAACTTATAACAAAATGATAAATATTTTAACCGACAACAAAACATTAAAGAAGTTTACTAATGTTGAATACATTAACCACATAATGAATACGTCACACATTCACCAGGTTGCCACCCTCAAAGTTTTTGAGCTAGGTATGAAATCTATTTTAAGCGAAAAAAAACAACTACTCAAAGAATACCAGGAACACCAGGAAAAACTAAAAAAAGAAAATAAAGTTTCTATAGCTTTTCACATTCCAACTATGATACAAATAATTGAGGAAATGCAAACATCATTTAATTTAAAATATAACAATAAATAGTTTGTTTTGTTAGATCCTAGTAAATTTATAAGTCTCTAATTTTCAAGGGGCTTATAATTTGCTGGATGTAGCGATCTTTTTAACCAAATCAAATATTAAAATTATGCCAGAATTAGTGTCAAATTGTTGCGGTGCTTATCCTTATTTAAATATGATAGAGCTTGAAAGGTGTTCAGACTGTAAAGAAAATTGTAGTTTTATAGACTTGGACGAATAATTTCAAGCCCTGATATCTAGATTTAGAAATCAACGTAAATTCAATATGGGTCGGTATACTTTACCACGTTTAACCGAATCAACCCAAAACAGGTTAACTGATTTAGAAAAAATAAAGATGTTTAGCTGTGGTAATTTGAGAAAAGAATATAGCTACCCCTAAACCGCTCTATATATTTTAAAGTATTGTATGACTGTGTTTGAAATCTCTGTTAGAGGATTTATACGAGTATCGCTATTGACGATCCTCGTCTATGTATATATAGATAATCATTTTTATGTCACTTTGTTTCTGCTTTTGTTTATTATTTCTAATAAAGTTATTAACAATGATCTATTGATACACTTTATGCTATTTAAGATTAACTGTATATATGGAGAAAACATTCAAGTTAAAAGTACCGGTTTCTTTAGATGATATTAGTTTAAAGGATTATCAAAAATATGTAAAAGTATCTGAAGAGAATAAAGATAATGAAGATCAGGACTTTCTTACATTAAAGATACTAAGTATATTTTGTGGAATAACTATGAAGGAAGCTTATGAGTTACCTATAACAAAATTTGATTCCATCATAACACACTTGGCAGCGTTGCTTTCTACAAAAAGCAAGCTGTCAACAAGGTTTAGTATGACAGATCCAAAAGGAGATACACTTGAATTTGGTTTTATGCCAAACTTAGATAAGATGACTTTAGGTGAATACATAGATGCTGAAAAGTATATGAGTAGTTGGGAAACTATGCATCAGGCTATGGCTGTTTTCTATAGACCTATTATATC